TTTTTTAAAGTAGATGGTTATGATAAAGATTCAAACACAATTTATGAATTTTTAGGTGATTATTTTCATGGTAATTTAGAAAAATTTAATCCATTAAGCAAAACATATTATGGTAAAACAATGGAATATTTAAATGAAAAAACATTTGATAGATTAAATATTATAAAATCATTAGGATATAATGTAAAATATGTATGGGAATCTGATTATTTAAAGAATGGTTTAGAATCTATTAAAACACTTTAAAATTATTCAATTTTAACCGAGATAAATAATTTACACGAGATTCCTATTCGAGATAATATCAAGATTAGGTTTCTATGCTTGTTGATTTGCTTTAAAAGCAAAATCACAAAATCAATAAGACTTAGTGTAATTCAAAGAAAGGTTAAAATAAAATGGCTAATGGCTCATTATTAAGTCCGAGTGTGACAATACGTGAGAGCGATATCTCACAAGTTGTAGCATTCGAAGGCACATCAGTTACAGTTTTTGGTGGCAATTTTACTAAAGGCCCTATAGGTTTTTATCAAGTTGTCGACTCAGTCGAAAATTTGAGAGATTTATATGGTGATCCGACAAAGAAAAATTATAATGAATGGATGCAGTGTTATAACTTCTTGCAATATTCTAATACTCTTTTAGTTTCAAGGGCTGCAAATTTAGATGGTGATATGAAATTATTAGAAAATGTTTCATATGAATCTGATACATTCTTCTTACAAGATATTAAAACAAAATTAAATCTTAAAGTATATAAACAAAATGGTGTAGATATATCTTTTGAAAAAACTGATTTATTTAAAGTGAATGATAGAATTTCAGTAATGGAATTACCACAAACATTTAAAATTAAATATTTAAGAGATGAACAAATAGATGTTATGGAAAGAGATCCAAATGATCCAACAAACGTTGTTCTTCAAACAGTTAAAAAAGATGTAACAACAGTTACATTTGATGCAATTCCAGAACTTCATGATGGAGATTATATCTATAAAATAACCGAAGCTGTTCAACCAAAAGGCAATAAAATAAGTTTAAGAGGTCAAGTAAATCTTAAACCAGGTGAAATTATAGGTTTTTCTGATTCTAACATAGATCCATTATTTAGGGTTTTAACTTCTGAAATAGCTTTAATAAATGGTCAATACTTTACAAATATTTCTTATATTGGTAGAGATGATGATTCTCAAATTGTATCTGCTACAACCGGTGGTAAAGTTTATAAATTAGAAAGAACTCAATCTGCTTGCGCAGAAGTTAGCGTAGATGGATCAGAAGTAGATGTTAATCTATTAGATACTGTCGAACACACTGTTCCAAATTATACAACATTTGATGAATTGCAAAAATCTTTACCGTTTGTTTCTGAAACATCTAAATTAAAAATCTTTGCAAAAACTCCTGGTGCATGGGGTAACTTATTAGAAGTTGCAATAGCAAATCCAGAAGATTTTAATAAAGGTAAAGAAGCTAAAGATGGTATTTCATTAGATTCTTTATATGAATATATTCCTGATGTTGGAACATTTGGATTAATGGTATTCTATAAAAATCAATTAGTAGAAACATTTACTGTTTCATTTAATGAAAAAGCTAAAGATGATATGAATAATTCTTTATATATAGAGAATGTTATAAATAAGAAATCTAATTATATTTTAGTAAATGTAAATGAAGCAAATTTACAAACTAAAGTTGTATCTAGATTAGAAGATAATATTATAAATTTATATAAAGGCTCAGATTCAGAGGCTGGTAAAGATGATATTATTGATGCTTATAATGTTTTTGAAAACAATGAAGAAGTTGAAATAGATATAGTTATGGCAAATGAAATATATCCGCAAGCTGCTGCAGAATTAGTATTAAAAAGATTAGATTGTGTTGCATATATTTCAGCTCCTAAAGAAATTTGTGTTGGATTAAAAGCCACAGAAGCAACTAGAAAACATTTAGAATGGAGAAAAGAACTTAACTATAATTCATCTTATATAGCTATTTTCTCTAACTATAAATATCAATATTCACCGGATTTAGATAAAAATGTTTGGATAAATTTATGTGGTGATATTTGTGGTATTACCGCGAAAGTAAACTTTGAAAATGGCTCACACTGGGCTTCAGCCGGTTTAAATAGAGGTATTATTAAAAACGTTGTTAAATTAGCAAATTCATTCTCATTAACAAATAGAGATGAATTATACAAAAATCAAATTAATCCAATCGTAACATTCCCTAATCAAGGAAGTGTTGTATGGGGTAATAAAACATCTCAAACTAAGGCAAGTTCTTTTGATCGTGTAAATACAAGAAGATTGTTTAATGAAATGGAAAGAGCTCTTGCTAAAATGAGTAAATATCAATTATTTGAGTTCAATGATGCATTTACAAGAAATTATATTTCAAGTATTATTAAGCCTTATCTTGCCGGCAAGAAAGCTGCTAGAGCATTAACCGACTTCTTAGTTATCGTGGACGAAACAAATAACACTCCGTCTGTGGTTGCAAACAACCAGTTAATAATCGATATTTATATCAAGCCTGTGTATGTGAGTGAATGGATAATTTTACATTTCGTCAATGTCGGAACAAATGACTTCAGTATAGCTATTTCAAAAGGCTAATTTTAAAAAATAAAGGAGTATTTTTACTCCTTTATCCATTCACCTACGATACTCGAATTTTAAATTTCCACAATCAAATATTCTTCTATAATTATTATTAAACATATTTTCTGCTTCAGAAAGATTTTCATCATATACTTCTAGAATATTTTTTAAATTTTTTTTCTGAAATTTAATTCTATTATATAATTTTCTATCATTTGTTTTAAAATAAAAATAATTTGGAGATGTTTTTTCTAAAAAAGTAAATCCAAGTTTATGATATAAATCTCCATTAGAGAATCTTCTATTTGCATAAGTTATCACTGATTTTGGATTATATTTGTTAACAAAATATTTCCAAAGCTTCGATGCACCGCCTATGACAGTATAATTTCTTTTTGAGGCAAAACGTATAAGTTCGTATTCATAATTTTTATTAAATCTAGGTTTAGAGAACGTCATTACGCTAATCAATTCATCTTCGTAGAATAATCCTACATTAATTTTTGCTTGGCAAAAACCTTGTAAATGATTATAATTTAGAAATTCTTTACACTCAGAACTTTTTAACTCTTTGATAATACATTTGCGAGCAAAAATTTTATTATTTAATCCTAATTTAGAGTTAATCACACTTAACCATAAATCTAAATCTTCTGTTTCAAAAATATGTAATAATTGTATATTATTTTTTAAACATAATTCTGTTTTTTCTAAATGATAATTTTTATCTGGTCCATTAAATTTAGGGTGTATAAATTTACCCTCTGAGTGAAACATTAAACCATCATACTCTATAGCTAAATTATAATCTGGGATATAAATATCTAATTCTTTACCTAAATGGTGATCATTAAATATTTTGTTTTCTACATTAATTAAATCAAATATAAATTGCTGAGTTTTGCATACATTAGATTTGTTCAATTCTGTTATATTAAATTTTTCTTTATATTGATTTGCTGTAATATTCGATAAAATATTAAAATAAATCATAAAATCATCTATTAAAAATTTACCTTCTTTAATAAAATTTTCTCTAACAAATTCTTCATTTAAATTTTTAATATTTATAAAATGTGATTGGTTAGCGTTTTCAACACCATAATTTTTTAAATTTGTTTCTTGTATTCTTGCGTTTATTTCTTTATAATCCAATTTTGAAAATGCTTCATGTATTTGTAATTTAAACATTTCTGTTTTAGAATAAGAATCTACTCCATATTTTTCTAAACAGGTTTGTTTAGATTTTTTATTCCTTTCAGTAAAGTCCAAATCCTTAAAAAGATCCCTAAATTCTTGTGTTTTAGAATAATGATCTGCACCAAATTTTTCTAGAGATGTTTGTTTCGATTTTTCATTTCGTTTCACATAATCAACATTAGCATTATGAATTTTTTCTTTATGATCTGCCATTTGTCCAGGATTTTCTACACCGTGAATTCTCATCATTCCTTGTTTTATTTTTTCATAATGAAATTTTTTAAAATCTTCAGTTTTTTTACAAATTGGACAAAATTCACCAAGTGATGGTTTTCCACATAATCTACATTTTTTTCTGTTTTTAATAAAATCATCTATGTCTTTATAATTTGAATAAAACCAATCTTCAATTCCAGATATAAATTCATTAAATCTTCTTCTAAAAGTATATCTATTTTCTTTTAATTTTTTTCTTAAAAATTCTTCATTATTTTGCATAAAAATTCTCCTTTATTTAAAATATCAAAAAATTCTTTAAAATTTTTAAAAAGATAAATAGATTAAAAAAGAGAGAAAAATGGGTCAATTTAGTTTTTCTTTAAAAGATGTGAAGAAAGAATTAGGAACCGGCTTAAGTGTTAGATCCAATGTTTATCTTCTGTTGGTGTCGGTTCCCGGTGCACTAAGTAAAAAATTGGCTATATTATGTCAGTCTACAAGTCTTCCAGAACGCACTATCGGATCTGTTGAACTTTTTATAAAAGGAAGACGTTTTAGAGTTAGAGGAGAAACAGATTTACAAGCTACATATACAGTAAATTTTATTGATGATTCTGAAATGAAAGTCCGTGAATTATTTATGAATTGGATGAGAGAAGTTGATAACACAACATTAAATAAAGAAAACGCTTTAGGAATATTTGGAGATTTTGCTAATGATCTAGTAAATGGTGTATCTGGAATTGTTAAGAGCATTAATAACATTAAAACTTTATTTTCATTTGATAAAGGTTTAAACTTTTTTCAAAATGCTTTAACAAATAATGAAGGTTCTCCTTATTATATGAGAGATGTAGAAATTTGGCAACTATCTAAAACAAGAGAAAAAGTTAAAGGATATAGATTAACAAATTGTTTTGTAACATCTGTAGGAGCAGTTGAAACATCAGATGAAGAAGTTGATGCATTATCAAGATTTTCAGTAGATTTTACTTATTCTGATGTTGAATTTATTAAAAATGAATCATATATTTCAGAAATAGTTAATACAATTATAGGAAATTCTGGTCAAGATTTAGTAAATGGTATAAAAAATATTCAAGAATCTTTATTAGATTAATGTTAAACAACACTAAATTTTAGATAAATAGATAAAAAGATTAAAAAGAGATAAAATGTGGATAACAGAACAAATTAAAAAAACTTTTTTGAAACAACCAAAAGAATATTTAGATTATTACAGAGATATAAGTCCTCAAAAAATTCAAAATGTTCTAACACAAGATGATAGTTTCTTAAATGGAACTGTGTTTTTCGACGCTTATTTCAATGCTGGATATAATGCATATGATAAACAAACAACGTCTCAGAGACAAGCTGATAAAATTGAAATATATAGACAAATTGCTGAATATCCAGAAGTTTCAGATGCAATAGATGAAATTGTTAATGAAATAATATATACTCCTGAATTTAAAGATGCTGTTCAACTTAAATTTAATGGAGAATCTAAGAATTTTGAAAAAATATTTCAGGAAAAATTTGAAAAAATATATAGATTAT